TAGGCGCGGCAGTAACAATCAGGGTAATGGTGCTTGCCACCATATTCACCAAAGACATTACCTGGGCAAACCACTTTACCCATATTGGCGAAATCACCCCGTCTTTGCTGGCAATGGGTTCCTGAATCGGCGCGGGATTAAGAGGCATTAATCGTGGCTTCGTTAAGTTGCGAGAATACCGGGTCAGAGCCGGACACTTTGAATACCCGGTCCTCACCGGAGCCGAGCTGGCGCCAGATTACCCGCGTGAACGAAGCTCCAATCTTCCCTGCTGTGCGCCAGATTTCATCGGACCAGGTGCGGCCCCCATCATCGCTGTATTGCAGGAACACCTGGGGATCGTCGCCCTGCCCGATGACTAAGCCTTTGCCAGCTTCCATATCCAGCTCAAAGCTCGCATACGAAACCCGCCGCTTCTCGTCTTGTTGATGCGGCGAAATGCGCGTCCACACCTGCTCAACGCCATCGTCATCGTAGAAATCTAGGCTCATTTGATAGATGTTGCCGTTTACCCGGTCGCCAACGTAATTCTTCTTTTTGAAGAAGAAGAAGGCCGAGGCGCGATGCAGCTCATAGCTGTTGGTCGCTGCATTCTTCCATTGGCGCTCATGCCACATGCCGGTCGAGGCATCATAGCAGAGCGTGGTGTCCAACCCTTGGATTTGCAAGCAGTAAAACAGGTGGCCTTGTTCGTGATAGACGAAGGAATAGGCAGCAGAGAAATTGACGATTTCAGCGATACGCTTCTCAATCGCAGCAGTGGAAATACGTTTGGCCTGGTAGCCTACCGCTTGCCATACGACGCCCTGCCCTTGCTCGTCCGTCCCAAGCCACACAATCGAACTATCAAACTTGGCGATGGTAAATGGCGCCTCGCAGCCGGTTTGGACGATAGCGCCGGGAATACGCTCGAACGGGAACGCAGCCGCCCCGGTATTCTGGTAGACCTCAATCGAACGGTTGCCGAGGCACCAGAGGTTGCCGTGGTCAGACAGGACCGCAACGAGGTTATCCGGGCTGCTTTCAACCGTGGTAAAGTCCAGGGCGCCCCAGGTAAGGCCGTCAGCTAGCGACGAGATAGCAAATTCCTGGGTGCCGTCGCGGATGGCGATAAAGTAGCCGTCCTGGTGCGTGACGTAGGAGCTGGGGAAGAAATTGGGGTCGGTGATTTGCGCCCAGGTATTGGCTGTCTTATCGAAAATCCAGCCATCCTTGCCATCAACGACCATAACTTGAGTGTTATTCTCGGCCACGCTAACCCGGTTGGATTGGGTGTTGAGGGCGCCGAACGTGGTTGTGCTGCCGTCCCCATTCAGCTCGACAAAGAATTGGGCCGATACGAGGAAGCAACGCCCGCTGGTGGACGAGATACCTCCACGAATAGGGCCGCCAGGGGCGGTTGTGAACTTTAAGAGGCCGGGCGTCTTGCGCAGGGCCGCAACGCTCTTGCTGGTCCCCGATTCAGACAGCACGGGGTAGAGATTAATCGACCGCTGGCAGTCGAAGCTTATAGCCTCGACGTTATAAGATGGGCCGATAAATGGTATTTTCATCGGGTGAGCCAGCCCGAGAAAATATTGCCATTGGCAAACCCATCGCCAAAATCAACCGTGGAAGTCGGGTAGTTATTGCGGCGGCACGCTACTTCCACAACCGTCTTTGTGCGCTTCGCCTCAGACAGCAGATAAGGGCTAGGTTCTTTTTCGTAGTCGGGACACAGGATGACGCCAAGGTTGAACACCAGCATCATCTCTACCCCGTCCGGCAGAGTGTAATCGGTAGTCAGGTCAGCAAATGAGGTGAGCGCCTTTAAGCTGGTTATCGTCAGCGTGTAGCCACTGGCAGCTACCGGATAGAGCCATATCCGCCCGAGGGGAAGGCTGTTGTCATAATAAAATATCTCAGGTGATCCACCGACATTCTTGAGGGCAATAGTGTCGTACTCGCCCACGGTCTTTTGTTCGAGCGGCGGATAATCCAAGGCGCCACTGCTAATGTAGGCACTCAGGATGATAATTGGTGGCGTTGTGTTGAAATTGCCGCCCGGCCCGATAGTATAACTTTGTACGCCGGTCAGCGGAAAGGTTTCGCGGCTCTTGTTGAATATGGTCCCGGCTTCTGCCGAGAAAGAACTGAGGAGGGTATTGAGAGCCTTTAAGGCGTCATTAGCCTCCTCAGCGCTAAGAGTTTGCCCGCGCCCAAGCACATGAATCTTGCGCGATGCTTGTTCGATAATGGAGCGGGCGGTAGTCATACCTATTTAGCCTCCGCTTCGGCAGCTTTAGGCTCGGCAGCCTTGGCACGCGCAGCGGGTTTGGCTTCTTCGGCCCAGCCTTGGGCTTTAAGCACTTTCAGCACTTCCTCAGAAAGTGCCTGTTTGCGGAGGCTGTCTTTAGTCAGCCATACCGGTTCAAATTCACTCATAATCATCTCCTTTCAAAAACCGGGGAGGTTTAGCGCCTCCCCGTTCACTATTTGTTCTTAGGCGGTTACGCGGTTAGCCCATTCAGGACGCACAGCCACCAGACCACCCAGGAAGTCGAGGCGGGTAATCATCCGGCGTTGCAGCACATCGAAGGAGCGCACGACTTGGATAGTCAGGCCATCAACCGTCTCTTGAGCAGCCCATTCCACAGCAGTAGGCATTTCCAGCGGTACGGATACCATGCGGAAAGCCGACTTGTGGAATTGCAGGTTCTGCGCGTAGCTCGTGCTAGCTGCACCTGAGAACGTCAGGGCAGCAGTCGAGGTCGGCAGAGCTGCAATGTTCTGCAAGCCCTTAGAGGTGGACGTGTAGATGGTCGGGCTGATGGACAGCGTGGTAGCACCGGAGCCGTCAGAGTCAGCGTCAGCCGTCACAACGAACTGTTGCAGAACGCCGGTATCCACCTTGGTAATCGGATGGACTTTGTTCACACCAGCGATGGTGAAAACGCTACCCTTCTTCACGATACCAGTGGTGGAGGCGGTCAGGCCGTTCACAGCGATAGTAGATGCGCCGGTAGTCGGCTGGGCAGTCAGAGCTACGCCGGTCACGTCCGCACCGTTGGTGTGGGTGTAGATCAGCTCGTTGCTCATCCAGTCGAAACCGTCAGCGCGACCGATAAGGCCGTTCTTATACTGCTTGTCGATTTCCGTAGACGACTGGAATAGACCCTTACGGTCCACAACAGCCTTAGCCCCGCTCGCACTGTTCAACAGAAACTCGCGGTTGCCGTCCTGGGGAGCCAGCGCCATATCCATAACCGTTTTACCGGCCAGCACGTCAGCCACAGTAAAGCTGTTCGAGCCAGCGGTGCCGGTCAGGTTATAAGTCGCCTGGGTTGCCTTTTGGAGCATCCGGCGTTCCACATCCTGGGCGATGCTTTCCGCAGCCGGGATGACGTAGCGGTTGATGATGTTCTTAAGGTCCACCTCAGTCGCCAATTCAATGCTGCCGAACTGCATACCGACCGTCGAGCTAATATCCAGCGGCAGGTCGCGCTTTTCTTCCACGTTGTCCTGAATGGACGAGGTGATGTCGAGCGTGTTTTGCGGGATATAGCGAGCCGGTACGGATACCTTAATGGTATCGCCAGCCTTATAGCCGTTCTTGCCGTCATAGTCGGAGGCATCGGCTTGGTCGATGCTGGACGTGAACTTGAGATTATCCTTTAGGGTTTGCGCCGCAGCCTTGGCGATAATGCCAGGTGCGTTCTTTATGGTGTTATTGGTGTTTGCCACATTAGGGCACTTTCATTATTTCTTTTTAGCCCAAGCTAGGACATCCTTTGGGGATTGCTGGGCAATGTCTTTCGACTTGCCGCTGCCACCCACAGATTTAATCGGCTCGGGCACCTTTGCGGGTTCCTTAGCGGTCCCCTCAAGCGCTAATTCGAGCTTGACCAATTCACGCATCATTTTAAGCGGCGGCATTGTTGCCAGGGTCTCGACCAAGGTTGAATCCTTGCCGAGCTGGTAAATCATCTCTGGCGGGTTATCGAATTGCATTACGATATTCCGCAGAGGCGCAACGTCTACCCCGGTATTAGCAAGCGCCACGATGGCTTCCACTGCTTCTCCGGCTACGCGGTCGTAGTCGGGAGTGGTGGAACGGAAGGCTTTTTCCTTCTCATCAAAAACCCGGCGCATTTCTGCGGCCTGCTGCTCTTGAGCTGCCTTAAGCTGCTTGTCCTTATCGGCCTTGATTATCTCGTTAGCTTTAAGCTTTGCCTGGTGTTCGATGATGGCTTTTTGCCATTCATCGTAATCATCAAAGTCCTCCTGCTTCGGAGTATCATCAGCCTTTGGGGCCTTCGCTTCTAATTCAATACGTTCTTGTTCAAGTTGGCGAATACGCTCTTGCTGCGCTTTGGAGGCTGCCGTTTGCCGGTCGATACGTTTCTGCATCGCGGCGCGGATTTTATCCGCCTCGGAAAGCTCTTTAGGTTCTTCCTTCGCAGGTTCACCCTCAGCGGCTTTATCAGCTTCGGTAGACGCGGCTTTAATCTCGCCTTGCTCTGTTTCTTGTTTGGCTTCCTCAACAGGCGTGGAAGTCTCGTTCGCGCTAAGTTGCGCTTCCAATGTCTGGTCCAACATCGCTACCCTCTATTGTTTCAGGTGCAGACGGGGCACCAGTTCCCTCCTCTTCCTTTGCGGACAGAAGCACATGAAGCGCGCCAGCGATGTCATCGTGGCGGGCCTGTAAATCTTGAAGAACGCCGGTAATGGCTGCGACCACATTGGGCGGCATAGCGCTAATCTCGGCTTTGATTTTAGCGATGTCGGCAGCAGCCTTAGCCGCATCAATCTCAATCTTCTTGGAATCGTTCTCGACCTTTTTGGCGTCGAGCAGGTTCTTGAACTTCGCATCGTCCTGCTTCGCCAGCAGGGCTTGCTCAGTCAGCGCTAGTTTAGCCTGCACTTCGTTGAGCTGTTGCGTGACCTGTTGCAGGCGGGCCGATTCCACATCGTCGCCAAGCAGCTCAGGCGGCATCGTGGCGCGCAGCCGCTTGGCAATGTCCTCCGCATAAGGCACATCGAGCGCCTTAATGAACATGTCGCCGGCGACGTTGAAGATGTCCGGTTTGACGCGCCCGATTTCGATGATGGCGTTGGCCAGCTCTTGACGCTTGGTGCCATAAGAAGCGCCGACTTCCACAACCACATCGTATTTGCCAGCGTCGAAGCTGATAACCTTGGACACATCCGGGTCGGCAGGCTCTTGGCCGTTGGCCAACTGGTAGTCGTTGCCGACCTTCACCACCGGCTGGTTGATCGGCACCATGCTTTCGGTGCCGTCCTCACCCAGGATGCGAACGATACGCGAGCCGGTGTAGATAATCGGGATAATGCCAATCAGGATTCGGCCAACCTGTTCGATGGCAACGCTCAGGTTGTCGATGAAGTGGAAGGTTGCAGTGTCGCCCTGCATTTGGCGGCTGATAATCGCCTTGCCGCTGATGTCAGGTGTTTGCTGCCCCATGCTGGCGTCGTACATGCCCAGGCAGGCCTTGATGGCGTCAGCGGCTCCCATAGCCTCTTGAAGCATCGTTCCGCTGTTGGTAGGCGCAGGCTGCCGCTGCGGCGGCGGGGCTGGGGCACCCGTGGTAGGGTCCACCACCATGTCATACTCAAGGAACGGGTAATTGATGCGGTTCGCGTTGGTCCACTGCTCCGCGTAGCTCTTAAACTGGCCAACCGCGCCGATGAACGGCGTCTTAGGTTGCAGGGCAAACACCTCAGTCGCGGTGCTTTTCCAGTAGTTGAGCATCATCTGCGGGTCTTTGGCCTGGTGGATAAGCGAGTAGAACGTGCGCTTACCGTCTTTCAGAGCCTCAAAGCCGTAGACCGGCACCAGGGGGATATACTCACCAGGAAACTCGCCCTCCTCTAGAATCTCGGAGGCCGTAACCTTGGCGTACTTAATCGTGCAGACTTGGGTTTTACGGGTGCGGAGTTTGCGAGCGCCAGCCGGGACTTTATCCTCAAACGCTGTGCCGCGCTTGGTCCCGGCAATGGTGTCAAAGTCGAACTCGACTAGGGTTTTCTGTTCATACTGGCGCTCAAAATACTCAGCCACGCGGACAGTATCTTCGCTTGCCCAATCCGGCGCCTCAAAGCCCTCGCAAATTGCGTCCGGGTAGGTTTCCTTAAACAGCTCCTTGTCCATATCATCAAAGGCAAACGCATATGGCGCATCGGACCCATCTTGCCGTTGATGGTTGGGAGCCAGGTAAACGCTACGGAAGTTGTGGATACGTTCAAGCCCGGCCACCTGGTCGAAGCTGTCATAGCTGGCGTATTGGGTGACAACCCGAATCCAGCCGACCGAGGACATGACACTGTTGCGTGCGGCGGTGTCGTAAATGCTGCCGGAGCCGGAGGTGGTCTCGACGTTACGGATAACCCCGCGAAGAATCTCAGCGGTTTCCACATCGGCTTTATCATCGACCGGACGCGGAATAATGCTGGGGCGAGATTGCCGAATCTGGTTGATGACCTGATTAACAAACGGCAGCATCCGGTTTTCCCGAAGGCATGGCCGCCCGTCTTTTTGACGGTCCTTTAAAATCTTCTCGGGGTATTGTTCGCCAAGGACGAAATCACCGTCCTGCTGGCCACGTTCGTAGATTGGGTCCCAATAGTCTTTGCAGACTTGAAAGCGATCAAGGATGGCCTGTAAATCGAAACTGCTTTCTTTTTTGGCCTTATTCCCGTCCACGCATGATTACCACCGTTGGTTATTCTTTATCGGCGGGGGTCCGGTAAGCGCATCATGGGCACAGATTAAGCTACCCGTCAAATCATCCATCCACCGCTGCCGTAGCTGTGAGATACAACAGGCACAGGCGTGGGCAAAGCAGGCTTGCGGTAAATCATCTCGGTGCTTAGCGCGTAACGGATAGCATCAATAGCGTGGTTGAACGCATCCACTGGCTCAGGCAAGCGCCCACCGGCCTTATCGACCTTCCATTGGTAGTTTTTAAACTCGGCCAGGGTGTTTGGGCAGTTATCCTCATGTATGACCACGTTGCGGAAGGACTGGATTTTCTTAATCCCGCTCTCCACGCTGCCAGGCCCCTTCTTAACCGAGTGGGCATTGATGCCCAAGCTGACAAACTCTTGGACGCTCTTAGGCTCAGCGCTGTCACACCACACAATCTCATTGCGGGCCTTTGGCTTCACCAGGTCGGCGCTGTCCTTGTTGAGTAGGCCGCGCTGGTAAATCTCCTCGCAGATGTAGAGCGTATCGTTCTCTATGGCGCAGCGCACATAGGCAAACGGGTCGCTTGAGAAGCCCCAATCCAGCCCGTTCACGTACTTACCGAACTTGTAGATGTCGAAGGTGCCCGATTCCCAATTCTCGAACACCAGACCCTCAGCAATACCCAGCTCACCAAGACCATACACGCGCCAGAAGTTGTTTTTGCCGTCGCCGCGCTTGCTCTCAATCGTGTCGATGATGGCCTGTTCGAGGTATTGGTTGTCGAGATAGTTGGACTTGATGAGAATGGCCCGGTCCGGCTCTTTAGCCAGAATCTCGGTGTGCGCCCAAAACTCGTTAGTCGGGTTGAAGTCGATGAACACGGTTTCGCGCGTGCGGATGATAAGTTGCTCCGCGATCGCCCAGAGCTGGTGGTTTGCTTCGTTGAGGAACAGAATATCCCGACGCCCACCGTGCGCCTTACCCAGCTTGTCGATGGAGAGGAAGTTGATAACGCCGCCCGAGGGAAACTCAATCCGCTTATCGGTAGACTGGTAAACCTCTGAGAAGTTTATGCCAAAGCCTTCCAGCACCGCAGGCATATCGTTTAGCACACCCGCTTTAAGGTGCGGCACGGTCAGGCCAACGATGTCGATTTGTTTCTTGTGCTTAAGAGCTATTTGCACCAGCAGTTGCAGGATGCTAAAGGTCTTACTGGCAGAGGTTCCGCCCTGGTTGATGATGTAGCGATACTTACCGTCGAGGTATGCGTTGGCATTCTTGCGAAAGACGTTGGTAAGCCGCAGCACTAGAGTTTATCCAATAAGTCCTTATCCTCATTGCTGCCCACCACAACCGTAACCACGCGGCCAGTAAGTTCAACCTTCTGGTTATCGCCGTAAACTTTAGGGTTGCGTTTGCCAGCCAGCCATTTACGGGCGTCAATCACCACGCGGGCGACATCAGATGGCATATCACCTTCCGATGCGCGCTTAACAATAGCCTCAATCTCGGCTTCGTCCTTATAGGCTATGGCTTTCCGCGCGCGCGCGTACTCGTCTGCTAGTTCTTCATCAGCAGCCAGCCATGCATAGAACGTGCTATCGTTAATCCCGGCCTGTTTACATGCGTTCTCGACACTCGATTGAATGATAAGCCCGCAAATCATGCGAATAAGCTGGGTTTTTTCTTCCTTGGAGTAGCTGGTGGTAATTGGTGCGGCCATTAGCGAGCGATTGGGCTTAGTTTAGTTGTGTCCGGCGCGTCGACAAAACCGCTCGCTTCCAGCACTGCTATGTCCTTGTTGATAATATCCAAGTCTTGCAAATGCATGGAGCGGAGTTGAAGGAGGCGTTGGTATTCTTCACAGCTAGCTTTTACAATTTGTTGGACGGGACGGACTGGACTGCCAGCGGCAGCCGTTTGAGCAAATTGGGATTCCATAACTTATCTCCTTATTGGTTTAAGGAGATTATTCCCACAGCTTAAACTATTGGGCAATTAAAAACCCGCTAGCGAGGTAACGGCAAGAATCTTGGGGTGGACCAATTTTGGGAATCGCATTGGCCACAGCCATCGGCTACACATTGCGTAGGGTGGAGGGAAACCGATGGTCTTTTCGTTCTTGAAGAAGCTTGCCAGCGCACCGCAGCCGGTGAAGGCGCCGAAGCCTCCACCTCAGCCTAAGCAGCCCGAGGTATCCCTGTACGCCTCAAATGCCGTCCTTGTTGGCACGGAATACACAGAGGTGGACGTGATGGGGCGGATGGAGCCGGTCACACACCTCTCCTACTTCCAACACAACGCCATTTTTACAGCCAGAATGACCGGCGTTATCGTACCGTTTATCGGTCGAGAAGCTATCACGATGGTGTGGGGTGAAGTCACAGGCGGCAAGGGGCCGCGTCTGCTGTATGTGGTGAACAGCAACGGCGGCACCTATGAGCCTCTAGGGATGGTGTTCCTTCACGGTGAGGCGAAGAAGATGGGCTGCATCAATACGGAAACCTATCGGGGCTTCGCGGATGCTTGCAGATGGATTATCCGCAATAAGATAGGCGTCAGCCTAAATCTCTAGGACTGAGCCGCCTTTACCTCGTCCGCGTATTCAGCGGACAAGGCATACTCGAACAGACGGGCGGCAATTGCCAAGACAGTCCCCACAACCAGTCCAATGATGATGAAAACCATTATCGGCTCCCCCCGAGGCCGTGGCTTTCTTCGATGTCGATTTCCAGACAGGCTACACGCTGATATGTGCCCTGCCATGCAGATGCAGCATAATCCGCCTGCTCTCGGCTCGATTTTAAGCCGCCGAACTGCCAAGGCAGGTCAGCCTTACCCTTGTGTCCGGGTAGGTTTTCATTATACCCACTGTAGAGGTTGACGTATCCCTTAATCTTTTTTGGCTCTTTCCATTCGGCTACAATGTCATAACCACCACGCGGCGCACTAAACCGTCCCCAATTACCCTCATCATCCCATCTAGCTAGATCACCATCGGCGTCAGTGCCAACCCAATAACCTTGTGCTCCCTTTCCGACAACCTCAGCCTTGCCGCCAGCGCGGTCCTTATAAAATCCCGCCCCGGTAATCTTAAACTTGCTGCATCCCATATTCCTCACTTTCTCTTATTGTTTATCCAAAACCTGCCGAAACTCATCCGGCAAGTCGCAGTTGTCGGGCGCATCGGCAAACATTGGCGCTATCTGGCTATGCTTGAATCCGGCCAGGCCACAGCCAACCGGCGTCACCTGAAAACGCATATCGGGATTAGCACGCACGAAGTCTTTAAACTTCTCGACGTGCCCTTTGACGTCATCTAGAGGAAGCGGTTGGCCCGGAGTCTCCACCGTGGGGAGGGCGTAGGATTGGCCGGTTAAACCTTCTCCTACATACCATTCGGCTCCCCGGCATTCGTGGGCGAAGCGTGCAGCTCCGCCCCCATGCCAGCCACGTCGATTGCTACCAAACACGAAGATACGGTTTTCCATGCTAAGCAACCTCCTTGAAGGTGCCGTGAGTAGTCAGTTCATAGTATGTGTCGGGTTTTACGCCTTTGGTTACACCCGCCTGGGCAGCTTTGATGTGTTTGATATTCTCGTGCTCATCACGGAACGCTAGGACCAGCCAGTTACCCTTTGTGGCCTTTGCCTTATTGACGTAGCCAACCGCTACAGCCACCGATTTTTCGCCATCAGTCTGCGCGGAGCTGCGCCAGCCGGTGGTGAAGGCGGCACCACGGACCCCGGTGTTCGAGGCGGCACCACGGACCCCGGTGTTCGAGGCGGCACCACAGTCCCCGGTGTTCGAGGCGGCACCATAGCCCCCGGTGTTCGAGGCGGCACCACAGTCCCCGGTGTTCGAGGCGGCACCATAGCCCCCGGTGTTCGAGGCGGCACCACAGTCCCCGGTGTTCGAGGCGGCACCACAGTCCCCGGTGTTCGAGGCGGCACCATAGCCCCCGGTGTTCGAGGCGGCACCATAGCCCCCGGTGTTCGAGGCGGCACCACGGACCCCGGTGTTCGAGGCGGCACCACGGACCCCGGTGTTCGAGGCGGCACCACGGACCCCGGTGTTCGAGGCTAGTTGCTTCGCCTTGCCATTATGAGAGGTTTTTGCCGGTTTCACTTGGCTAAGGGTATAGGACACCCGAGCCGCCAACAGGCCAGCTAAGCCGATTTCCGCCTTGATAGTGATGACCTCGGAAGCCGTTTTATCGTCGCCTCTGTCAATGGCGCCTGACTGTTCGACCTCACAGAAGCGGCTGGTAGCCGGTTCATAATAGCGGAACACGTCCGCCGGATTCTCGCAGGCATGGAACCCACTCCCACAAAGCTCTACCGCCCCATCATGGTTGTAGGTTTTACCAACTTCATATTGGTATCCACGGCACTTCAAATCCTTATCAAATGCCTTAAACGACTTAACTACCTTTGAATCCATATTCCTCGCTTTCGTTATGCGTTATTTTTAATGAGCCAAAGACCGGCATCCTCAAAACCAGCCTTAATCAAGTCGATAGCGACCGATTTAGCGTCGGTTTGAGTATTCTGTACGGCAATAGACGTGTGTTCGTGGGCATAGCGAGGCCGCAACGCGTTTAAGATTTCAGGCTTATAAAGGTGAGCCTTGCCAGCAGTTCCGACGATGTAGCCATCAGGAACACCACCACGCGTCTTACGGGCATAAAAGGATTGGCGTTGGATACCAAGCTTGCGGCAGATATCAGTCACAGTCAGGAGGTTGGAGTTCATTACTCACTCTTTCTCTTTGTTTACAGAATTGCCGCAGCAGCCACAATGGCACCTACGGAAAACACCATCAACGCGGCCCATTCAGGCATCCCGCATATGGTGGGTTTATCTTCGGTCGAGGCCAAGCGGCCCGCCCAAGAATCGGTTGGTATGGATAAATCTATATTCATTGCTTATTCTCCTTTTGGTATCCCCACGCTCTCATACCTTAAACCTCTCCGCAATACCTTTTTATGTATTTATTTATTGACGGGATATACCCCTGTGTTATTCTGGCACCACCAATAGGAGAATAAGTAAATGAAGCATGAGATAGCTAAACCCAATCTAATAACGCCACTTGGCATGGGTCGCATCCACGACGCCAGCCTGCAAAAGCGCGTGGCTGTTATTGCCAGTGAAATTGATGATTTGTCGAAGCCGGAAAACTTAGGTGTTTGGGGACTTAAACACTCCCTCCGGCAATTCGGCTACGATGTTGACGCTGATGCGGCTGTTCTAGGCTGTCGCAGCGTGGACGCCTAAACATAAACCAACGAAACGTACTGACATGAACCTAAATGACGCATTCCCTTCTAACTACCTGAAAGCCACTGACCTTCAGAACCGCGAAATCAAAGTCACTATCGACACCTACAAAATCGAGAAGATTGGCGAGGACGAAGGTAAGTTGGTCCTCTACTTCAAGGGCAAGGATAAAGGGTTGGTTTGCAATAAGACCAATGCCACCCGTATCGGTTTGATGCACGGCGATGATCTTGACGCATGGCGCGGTAAGGAAATTGTTCTTGGCACCGATTTTGTCGAATACCAAGGCAAGACCACTAAGGCCATCCGCGTAAAAGACAGCGCGGCCACTCCGGCGCCAGCCTCGACCAGTGATAAGCCGTTTGAGGACGAAATCCCCTTCTAGTGACCGAACTAGAAGCCCGACGAGTTGAGTGGCTTGCCGCTGACGATGCCGCGAATCTGGCATGGGAAGCGGTGAGCCGCCTGACCGAGGGCAAAGAATACATCCGCCTCCGCAAGGCGGCATGGGAGGCAAAGAAGCTCTACCACGCAGCTTGGATTGCCGAACTGAGATTAACCTACGAAAGCGCCCAGGATGACTGAGCCTGAAATCACGATTATCAAGCCAGGCAAAATGCCGCGAGGCACGAAGTACCCATGGCGCCAGCTTGAGCCGATGCAGGGCTTCTTTGTACCTGGTAAAACCCACAGCCAGCTCTCCGGCACGCTAGCACTTGCCCAGACTGTGACGGGCGGGATCTTCCGAATGAAAACAACTATCAACAAGAACGGCCAAAAAGGCATTTTGATATGGCGGGAACAATAAAGCGGGTCAGTCTCATAAACCGCGCGCTCATCGAGAGCATTGAACGGCGCCAGGAGGGGCTTGTACGCGAGATGGCGGACCTTGCCCGCGAGCGTCAAGCCATTCTCGACAGTTGCCCCTCGCTGAATATTCCCGAATCCCAACTCACGGCTATGCCGACACCTGAAAACTACGAGCGCCTACTGGCCACTATCCGGGTAGCCAATGCCCATTTCGGGCTTTCCTTTAACACTCCTCCAAAGTAACCCGCACCATTCCAGGCGGCACATCGTCCGACCAGGCCAGGCGGATATCCACTATCTGGCTATCGTCCCGCAGGATGCCCCAGGCTTGCAGGACATCGCTTACCCCCTTCTCACGGTTGCAAACGTCCATACGGCGTTTTGAGGGCCTTCCGTACTGGTAGACGGCCCGCACCTCACCAGCAAGCTCGAAACGCGTTTTAACGAGCGCGTATGAAGCCACAGAGGCAATCCACTGCCGGTAGGCAGCCGACTTAATCGCTCGACCTTGGACATACCGCCAAATCACGTTGGCACTCGGTGGCATAGGAAACTCGTTGGTGTAAATCCGTCCGATAATCCTCACTTTCTCTTGATTTCAACCACCGGCTCACTGCCGAACCAAACCCCCACCGGCCAGTCTTTGACTTGCCGCGAGGGTTTATCGCAGCGGCCAGTTGTGACGGCATCCCCACCCCGAACCCGCTTGCGCCGTGGCGATTGCTGTGTGGGCTGACACTCAGCCCACTCAAACAAATCGAGCGTGCAAGCGGGATTGTTCATGGCCGCTCACCTATTCCCACCAGGCGCCTAGTAATCGGCATAGGACATATACTCCCCGGTGAAAGCCAGCTTTTGGGTCATGCCGGACGGCCCAAAGCGGTTCTTAAGAACCTTCATGTCGATGAGCCTGGTTGGGCTGGTATCGTTCGCGTCGGCCCAGCGGAGATCGACAATGCCTTCCGGGTCGAATGTCGCAGCTTGGCCGCCGTAGATGCCGCTGATACTGGCGCCGCTCTTGGCCGAGTCGGAATTGATGTGGCTGAGAATAAGCACCGCCGCACCCGTCTTGTCGGCAATCTCCTTGCACTGATCATTCACATAACCGGCCTTGTCGATTTTCGAGTATTCAGGCGGCGCCAGGTACGAGGTCATCCCATCCACCACCACCAGGTCACAGGGGCCGCACAGGCTGATACGTTCGGCCAGGGTGCGCGTGTTGTAAAACACCAGGAAGTCTTTGCCTTCCAGTTGCTCTTGCCCCTTTACCACCAGGGATTGTTGATGTTCGGTCAGGCCCTTGCGGAATGAGGTAATCGGGATATGGAGCTGCCGGGACATCACCCGCCACCAGAGCTGGGCAATACTGTCCTCAAACCCCAACCAGCGGACCTTGCGACCAGCCTTGGCCATGTTCCAGGCGATGTTGATGGCGAACGCTGACTTGCCCACACCCCCATGCCCGGCCACGACGTAGCGTCCACCGTGGGAGAGGCCACCAAATGTTTCGTCCCATGCCCGAATGCCAGTCGGCATCATACCGCCGTCAGACGATGCCAGGGAGAAAGCATCCCGCATCTGGTCGATTGGCGTTACATCGGGCGTGGCCAGCCAACCGCTATGGAGGTCAGTCAGGAGCTTTTGCGCTTCCTGCACCGCCGCCACATCGTTCTTCTCGGCCTTAGCTGCCAGGTCACGGGCAAGGGCAATAACCTGCCGTTGAAAGTCTAGCTCGACAATAACCTTGCCGACCCCCCATGGGTTGTTACCAAGGGCTGCGTTCTCGAACATCGGCACAAGCTGTTGTGCTAGAAGCCCGTCATCGTCGAACGGACCACCGCGAAGCTTCTCCCGCAAGGTAATCGGGTTCGCTTCGCTGCCTTCGCCTATGATTTCCTGAATCTTGGCGTAGCATTCGGCGTAGATCGGCACGAAGAAGTGCCTGGGAGTGATGCGGTCAGAGATTACGGCCAGGTTAGCATTGTTCAGCATCAACATGCCGAGCAAGGCTTGTTCTGCGGCTACGGAATGCGGGAGGTTCATACATCATACCCTCCCTTGCGGCTAAGACCCTCGGTGTTGGCTTTCGCCAATGCCTGGGCACATCGAGGAAACCAGAACGAGACATCACCGCCAGCGGCTTTCTCTTTCGCATAGGCGGCATCAATCCCTTTTAGGTGCTCGATGACGTTGATGCAGGTGAAGGTGCCTTGCCACTTCGTTTGCTGGTCATGGGTGATGCGGACCACCTTCCCTTCAAAAGCATATTTCGAGAGTGGCGCCGAAGGCGCAGCCCTATAATTCTCTGTCTCTGTCTCTGTCTCTGTCTCTGTCTCTGGGGTTACGGTTTCGTAACAATTCCGTAACGATGCCGGTACGGATTCGTAACATTGGCCGTCACACTCGATAAAACCAGCCTGCCAAATTTCGGTAAGTGCTTGCTCGACCACTTCGAGGCTTAGGCGCAACCGGAACGAAATTTTGGGGACGCTGTAAGGTACGTTACCCGATATTGGGTCAGCGTCCTCACTAGCCAAAAGCCAGAGCATCGGCAGAAGCGCGCGTGCCTCTGACCCCATTTTCTGAAATTCGTAATTGTCGAGGAGGGTTTTGTGTAGTCGCACCCATGGCGGGCGCCGGTCCTTATAGGATTGGAAGCTAGCCCAATTTAGGACCCGAATAGATTGGTACACATACGTTTCTTTCCTTTGTTGTCTCCACCTTTGTTGCTCAGCGAATTGGAGGGGCGGCAGGTCAAAGGAACCCTTCGCGGCAGTTGCGGGCCGCCCTATGAGGAGGATGGCCAAGCTTTTATGTATTGGCAAACACTTTTTATGTGGCTTTTAGAAATCTGGCTGTGAGCTTAGCAATTCTCTTGCACCGATAAACACCGTTGCACACTGACACGCCCCGAGCGGCAAAAGTGTCACGCTGGCATGATCCCCCTGTAAACAACTAGGAGGACGACATGCCTATTCGTAATACCCTGTTACTGCCAAAAGACTGGCGCTCGTCGGAGGAAGCCGACAAAGCGCTAGCCGATGAGCTTGTGGAAGAAATGAACCAGGGCGCCGAGGATGAATACGAGCGGATGTTGGACCGTGCCTTGGAGCGAAGTTTGTACAGCAACCGCTACCTTCGCCCTCCCATCCGATGTAGCGACGAGGAATTAGACCGCTAAACCGCAGACCAAAAGAAAACCCCGGCTTAACACCGGGGTTTTTTCGTTTTGAAGTGCCATAGGCCGATTAAACCGCAAAGTCCTCGCGGGACTTGCCTTCGGCTTCATAGGCTTGAAGCCACTTTGGCGCCGCCCCTCGCCCGGTCCACTCATTCCCCTTGCTATCGCGGTATTTGACAGCAGGCTTGGCGCGGGTCCGCGTGGTCATAATATTCGTGGACGCGGTTGCCCTACCAGGCTTGCCGCCAAGCTTCGCCAATTCGGCGTCGAGTTCGGCGCGCTTGGCTTGCAGCTCCGCAATCTTGTCCCTGGTCAGCTCGCCAATACGGTTATCGGCATTGGCGCGGATTTCATGCAGTTCTTCCATGGAAAAGGCAGATAGGTCAGGTAACTTTGCCATACAGCTCTCCTTTAAAACGGCAAATAGGAATTGACGCTTAAACCCTATCATGGGTTAATGCAACTGCACAGCGGCGCTGAAAGTATGAACGGGAGTCACCGTGTTAACCGGTCCGCTACGTTCGGCGCTCGTGCACACTTCAAAAACAGCCCCTCACGTCAGGCGCGAGTGCAGAATAGGGCAGACCGGATTTCCGTCGAGGTCTGTGTGTCGGCCCCTAAGTAAGTGGGGGCTTGCCCGAATAGATTTTCTGCCGTGAGACTAAAGCCGTCAGAAATGGCGGCTTTTCTTATTCATCCCTGTTGTGGATAAATACATACATAAAAGACTTTACAACCTTTAAAGGTCGGCGCAGTATTCCCCTACCAAAGGAGAATAAGCACATGGACCATTACGAATTAAACCGTACACTTGGCGCCGAATGGCGTGAAGAACTTCGGGCGGATGCCGCACCGGAAGTGTTTTATATTGACCCCAACCAGTTTGCAGGCGGCACCGATGAGGATGAGCGGGCCGCGTTTGACGACGAGGTTGATGAGCTAATTCAGGGAGAAGCCGAGGCTCGCGACATCGCGCAGCGCTTAGCAGACTTCCTCGAATACCCCGTGCTTGTTCAAAGCCGCCGCGAAGAAGGCACGCGGATTATCTTTGAACCTGCCTTTACCATCCAGCCAACCAAAACACGGGAGGCCTAAATGTGGGCGACAGAGCACTCGTTATCTTCCACGACAAAGCGAAGAAGGATTATAGCCCGGTAGTCTACCTGCATTGGCATGGTTCTGATGTAGGCAATCTCCTTAAGCAGCTAAAAGCTCTTATGGCAGGACGGTTGGACGATGTAGCATACACTGTAGCCCGGTTTGTAGGTCTGGCCCACGAAGCGATTCCGGGTAACTTGAGCGTTGGGATTTTCGAGAAACACAAGGACTTTTTAGACCAGCCTGAATATCTGGCCGACTTCTCCCATGGGGATGCGGGAGTATTCATGGTCGATGCCTCTGATTTTTCATGCCGCTGCTATGGCGGATACGGCCTGACCGAGGAGGCCGCAGCATGAAGCAGCCCCTTCCCATCGAAGAGTGCATGGCAAAGGCCAGCGATAAACCCAACGTGCCGGAACTGCTGCCATGCCCGTTTTGCGGCGAACAAATGAAGCATGACGCCAAGATAGACCAAATACTCCACCCGCGTAATGGGTGTATTGGGCAAAGTATTTCATTTTGCGGAAGCCGGGATGATTGCAAGAAGCGATGGAACACCCGCGCAGCAATGACCCCGGCAGGGTGTGGAGCGGAATTGCGCGAGGCTTTGGTCGAAATTGCCCGTACGGAGCAGCTTGGACCCGGAATGACTCACGTTGTTTATGGGCACAAGGCTAAGGAGGTAGCAGATGCAGCCTTGGCAGCCACCCCAGCCCCTACAAGCGGAGCGTGGACGGACGATGTGAAATCCCGCTGCCAAAATAAGTGCGCTGAGGTTGGCGACCCAGCCTGTTATCGTCTATCGGAATTGACAAGCGATGCACCCAAAGACATTCAGCCATGCGCGGAATGTGCAGCCACCCCAGCCCCCAGCGTGCAGGCCAGCGCGTCAACCGGAATCACGGCGGCGGAACAAAATCAACACGTTGAACCCAAGGCCAGCGCACCGAGTGTCGTGGCGAAAACAGCCAGGGATGTTGCGGCAGAAGTTGTATCCATCCACAACAGGCTAATGGCCAAGGGTGCTCCCGATTTCAAGGCCGCAGATGAAGCCTTGTTCCATGCATCGCAACACGTCGCCACCGCCCTACGCGAAGCGAAGCTGGAAGGCGCAAAGGAAGAACGTGCAACCCAACAAATGCGTGCGCATTGGGATGCCTTCTGCAATGCTGATGGGGCTCCCGAAGGTTTCGAGGAGGATATGGAAGCCGCTGGATTTATTGAACTAGTCGAAACCACATCGGAAGATTTAGAAAACATGCCGTTTGCTGATGAACTTGGTATGAAAGTTGGTGGCTCTCACTGGCAAGTTACTCCCAAAGGCCGCCGCGTCCTCTCGCCCGAAACTGTCGTGGGGGGTGTGTGATGGATTATCTAGGTTTAGTATTGGGGGTTATTGTAATTTGGATATGGGTTCATCCCGAGACGGCTGGTCATTGGTTTGAGAAGTTTGAAGCCGCACGAACCACAACCGAAAGTCCCACCCATGAGTAAAGCCCCAACCCAAAAGGACATGGATGCACTGGCCCGCAAGATTGGGGCACCCACCAAAGCCGAAAGCGATGCACTGGTAAAAGCACAGGTTGATGCGGTACGGAACGCTAAACCCCCTGCCGATGTGGCGCGGGAGATTTCAATGTGTTGCTCGAATCCCGATTATAGATTCGACCATGCAAAGGCTGAAGCCCTAATCGCCCAATACGGAGAAGCCCGCACCAAGCCTCTGGTTGAGGCTTTGGAGCGCGCCCGTGAAGATATGCTTGGGTGGCAGAGCTATGCGTCCGATTATTTCAAGGAAAAGCATGGTGCCGCCGCCGATATTGAGGCCATTGACGAAGCCCTAGCCCAAGAGAAAGGGCTGCGCGATGGGTAGCCGCGAATTACTAGCATTGCGCCCTATGAGCGAGGCGCCCAAAGGGCAATACATCTTCATCATTTACAATCGCGAGGGGCGGCGTGCGATAGCTCAGGCGATATGGAAGAAAACCTACCAAGGCTGGCGGTTAAGGTCTCTCGCTTCATTCAACGTAGACCCTGCCTTGGTGGAAGGTTGGATAGCACCAAGTACCGTTCTGGGCTTTGTTGCGGTGTCGGACACAATCACCTTGCCCACCGAATCCGAGGCGGCTTAGAATCCGCCTCTTTCAGGAGGCGCCAATGAACTATGAAGCCGAAGTAGCCAGACTTAGCGTGCTGATACGGGCATGGTATCGAGCCCAACTCAGCGTTGAGCAAGCCAAGAGCGATGGAAAGCCAGCCGACATAATCGCCGTGGAGGAATGGGCATACGCCGAGGCCGAGGGCGACTTGTCCGAGGAGGCCATGCGCATCATCGACGCCGAAAAGCTATGCCCGGCGCTCCCGTGGCAGACGACCTATGACGAGGGAGGCCACGATGGACGACCGGCTCTATGAGTTCTACCGCTACTACACCAACGTATTGGATTTCTTCAAAACGCCGGAAACCGCTCTGTGGGCCACCAAGCTCCACGCGAAAAAGGACGGTTACACCCAAGCGGAAATCCAAGCCGTTCTAGCTGAGTACGAGCGTCGCAAGGTAGACACATCCCCGATGGTTCACCTTACCCAGCACCAGCTCGAAGTCATGGTGGAGGCAAAGGCCTCACTTAAGGCGTTCCATTACCCAATGACGCTTCCCGCCGAACTCAAAGGGGCGCCAGACGGCGAACTTGGGTAGACGGTCTAAGTGAAGCTCGACCAGCGAGACGCGGCCACGGCGCCCGCAGGACTGGCATTTGAACCGCATCCGGTAGGGATTGCGACCGCCGCCGTATTGCATCACCAAATCCATGGACCGGAAGTGGCCCTGGTTGCCGCAAACGCAATCAGCCCGCACCAGCATGTGGTGCCGAGCGCATTGCCCGAGGGTGTTGAGCGTGACAGCGGCCATGAGAACGAAATAGGAACAAAAGCCTATGGTGTCCAATCACATTTACCCACACCACGCACGCCTGCCGTTGGAAGGCGCGTGCGGGCATGGATAAATGTTAGCAGCGTGCGATGAGAGAGGGTGAAAGTAAGAGCGCCCGCCGACGCGTCGGCCCTCGCCAAACCGCCTGGGGGTGGTTCTTGGTGGCGGTGTTGGTGAGGATACCTGGGCGCGAGTGGACCCGGCAGATTCTGCACTGCCGGGCCTTTTCAAGCTGGCTCGCTACTGGCTCGCTAACATACACATCGCTATGCATCGTTAAGCATTTTAAAGCGCCGCAGTACCATATATAGCGTTAGGCACCGTTAGGAAACGCTACATACGATACGCTATCGTATCGTTCCACAGATGTTCCACGGAATGTTTTCAATAACTTAGATAACTAGCTGGCTCGCTTCTGTTCCGAATCGACAGGAACAATATTTAGTGGGTTGTTATCGTTCGCTATCGGCTTATTAAGATGCATCCACACCGTCATGGCGTCGAATCCAAGCCTTGCGCCAATGCGTTTATATGTAAGGCCCTCTTCCCGGAGATGACGAGCAGCTATCCTATGGCTTTCTAGGAAACGGCGCGGCGTACCACAACGGTGCCCCTTCGCCCAAAAGTCCTTCATATTCTCAGCTTGTGTTCCCAGGAACAAGTGTTCGGGGTTACAGCACCGCTTGTTGTCGCAGTGGTGGCACACATACACGCCCTCTGGTATTTCGCCATGAAAGCAGCGGTAAGACACCCTATGGGCATCAACCGTCTTGCCGTCAAACTTCATCTGGCCATAACCAGTGCGCCTAACATAGAGCTGCCATTCCCAGCAGCCGCTGACGCTTACTTTAATGCTCGCCTTGATTCGATTTTGGATTATAGTGTCCGAGTCCACGAACCTCACTTTCGTTGGATTAAAAAAGCCGCTGGCCCAATACCAGCGGCTTATTGTTACCCAACTCTAGGTCATCGTCCATAAGGAACTGGTGGCGCATTCAGTGGTATAGCCGCCCTTAAAAGCTTCTCCAAAGCCACGGAGCTTTTCTCTAGATAATCTGGGGACCATGCCGAATAACGCTCTGTCATCGAAAATCCAACAACTTTGTGCCCGAGCTGCATAGCCGTCTCCCAAGGTTGCACACCCTCTTTGCGGAGCCAGCGGGCCACGGTATGGCGGCACGAGTAGGCCGTCACTTCGCGGTCCATTTCGGCCCGGCGCAGTGCCGCCCTGATACCCTTATTCACCAGTCCCACCTTTTCACCCCGGAACATCAGCACGCGTGGCGTGGTTTTATCCATGTCCTGTAAAGCTTCTCGCACGAAGGGTATCAGCCTGACTGTAGGACGGCGTTTAGAGGTTTGCCGACGCCCTTCCGGGTTCAGGTGTATCAAACCGTTCTCAAAATCAATCTGCGGCCACGTCAGGGTCAGGATAGCCTCATTCCGCGCGCCAGTGCCCAGCATTAGGATTAGGAACAGCCGGATATGGTCAGCAGCATGGGTGTAGAGCTTGCTTATCTCAGTCACATCGAGCGGGCGCCCCATGGGCTTATCCTGCTCCATTGCCGGGACTTCGATATAAGGCTTGTCGCGGATAATCCCGCGCTTCCAGGCGCGGTTGATTGCAGCCCGCCCAACCTCTAGACCGCGCACTACCGAATTGTGAGAAAGCCCCCGCGCTTCCAGCGAGGCTTTAAATTCCTCTTGCCTGGGAATGTCCCGCACATCGGCCACCGTGGCGTCGTCGCCCCAAAATTCCAGCCAGTAACGGAGTAGGATGCTTACCGCCTGTTTAGAGCGGAGTTTTTGCACATGATTGGCTTCGTATTCCTTCCACAGCTCTTTCAGCGTCACGCTGTCAGCCGTGAGGTCGCGGCCCATCTGCATCCGCTGGCCAGAGTACCAGTCGAGAAGCTTGCCCTTAGCTTCCTCAAAATCGACCGTCTCTAAACTGGCTTTTTTGGTGGATTTGGTGGCCGCGTCGAAATGCATCCGATACCAGGCCGGGCTTCCCGCCCGCTGGCCTAGGTAGAACTCCCCGACTTGGAAGGTCCGTTTTGCGTATCGAGCCATGTGGCGCCCTTAATCAGTATATCGACTATATGCAGGCCGAAATAGCGCACTTTGCGTTCACCGAGGTTTACGAACGGCACGCGACCTTCGCGCCGCCATCTTTTAAGGGTACTCAAATCGACAGCGAGCAAATGGGCGGCTTCCTCCTCGCCGTACTGGCGAAAGAGGGTGATTTTGTATTCCGCTGCTACACCTTCCCGCATTCGGTCCAACTCTTGGTCAGCCACAGGAGCCGCCCCACCGGAACAAAATGGCACCAAATTGTGGCAAACCTTTGACAAGAACGAGGGCCGTCACGGCGGTTAGAGCGATGCTGTACCGCTTTCTAACTAGTCCATAAAAGAACAGGCCGCAGGCCAATAGCGACACGATTCCTTCAAAAGCATCATAGACAGGCCAAACCACCGGCTTTATCCAGCAGTAGAGAAACGGCGACCAGCCGACATACACCGAAAGGTAGTTTAAGACGAACACCACCACGAACAGGCCGCAGATGACCTCTAGGCCAGTGAACTTAGGCTTGTTGTCCTTGAGATTCGGGAAATTAGCCATCGGCTTTATGCTCATAGCTTCGCTGCGGCATAAAACGGATTTCGCAGAGGTAGAAGGTATCCCCGTCGAACTGGTATTCGTGGTTATAGATGTAGAGGCACGGCTCTAGCGCGTGCTGCATAAAATGTTGGTCGAGCGTCAACCACTCCGGCCATGATTTTAAACCCATCGCCGTGCTTTGACGTACCCAGCAGGCTTCCGGCTCCCACTTAGCCCGATTCACAGCGGGGCTAATCACCTTTTCCCGTACAAAGGCATCCAGCGGTGTATCGTCAGGAATGACACGGTATTGCTCAATCATCCTGTCATTCTGCAAACCCACGGCATAGGCATGGGGAAGCTTCAAGATGATTTCTTGCAAAGCCTCCTTGCCATATCGCCCAGGTATGGCATCAGATAGGCCCATTACATAGCTGCAATAGGCCGTGAAGATGTCCGACCCTCTGGTTAAAATCGTCGCCGTGCTATTCACTGCCACCGCCAGCTTTTTCTACAAAGCGGGCTACTTTCTGGTTTCCCTGATACTTAGGAATCAAGCAACACCAGCCCCACTTCCACCAGCCGCGCAGCGTAACGAATCACCGCCCGTGGTCAAGACGCAACAAGCGCCGCCAGTTGTGACAGTTACCGCAGGGCGTCCATTATCGCCTTTGGGCAAGCGCATCATCAGCGAGCGTCCCGCAGGCGACCCGGAAGTGCTTTTCGCCTATGCCACCGCCAGACGTTCAGGACTCGTCGGGCGTGACAATCATGTGGGCAAGGCACAGCTTCTAGCTCTACCAGCTCGTATGGCCGTGCCGTGGCGCCGTTTCTCCCGGATTGCCGTTGATGACCCCAAGTTCCGCGTTCACGCCGTAGGCCGCCGCAACAGCCTTGCCGTCGATGAATCGGACATGACCCCCGAGCTGTACGAGCGCTACTATCAAGAGGATGTGGTGACCTTCCGCCCTGACCCTTCGCACACCCCCGGCAAAGAGTGGGTAGACTATCCCCAGGCCGTTTTCCCCGAGGCCGTCATCCACACCTACCTTGCCCGCCAGTTTCGGCTAGAGCTGCCGACTTGGAAGGCGCTACCTACCCCCATCAGGCCCGAGGCGCCGGTAGTCCTTCCACCAGACAACCAGTATTGGGCAATCTCCCTTAGAGCGCGCACCCGGTTCAATCCCCCAGCAGGCATGTTGCTTGGAAGCCGCTCGACAGTTGCAGAGTAGCCACTATTGAAATCCATCCCTTAAACATCGTTATTCCCCGTTACCAGAGAGTGAGCCATAAAGCCCGAGCGAGTAGCATTGCACAGGGATAGCGCAGTTAGACAATTCCATGGGAATTGTCGGAAGTAGCAACCAGGTGCGCTAATATCAGGTGTGGCTAAAGAAGCATATTTCCGGCTAGAGCATCGTTCCTTCAACCGCGAGGATTGGGGATACGGGCGTGTTGCGGAACACGCACATTATGCTGCGAACCAGAATAAACGCGGCTTCACCATCGGTTTCAACATCCCCGACTTCCATACCTCTGAGCAGGCTCGCGAGTACATCAAGTCCGTCGAAATGCTTAACACCCGTAAGAACGGGCATTTGGGCGACACCCTGGTTGTGTGTTTGCCCCACCAGCTATCCACCGAACATCGTCAGCAATTGGTTGGCCGCTTCCTATGGAAGATTTCCATGCGAGGCCGCACCTACGCTCGTGCGTGGGAGCATGTCGATAAACAGCATAATCCGCACGTCCATATCGTATTGATTGACAGGGACATCACCACCAACAAGAGCCTAGCCAAACTTAGCGCCAATCGGACGAACCGAGCTAAGCTTGGCTTCGAGCCGAACGCGACCGAATGGCTGCGGATGCAGTGGGAAGAAGCGGGCAACGAGGTCTTTCACGAGAACGGCTACGACCTGTATTTTGACCGCCGCAGCAATCTCGAAAAGGGCTTAGCCACACCTGGGCATCACCGGGGCTATACGAATGACAACCCCAAGGAGTTCTATGCCGAGCAAGACGAAATAGACATCGCCTATCGCGCCGAGCTTGACGCCATCAACCCACCGCTATCCACCGTTACGCCGGTTGACGTTCCACATGAAACCGAACAGCTTGCCGAACCAGAAACACCCACAGAGGACGCCCCGGACATCGAGGGCGATGATGAAATGGCTGGCAGCGCGAAGTTTAACGGCACCTCTGATCCGCGCCAGATTATTCAGCTCCTTGAAAACCTCGACTACGCGACCCGCAAGATGGACGAGCGGGAAACCGTCCGGGACGCTATTCGCAAGGCAGAATATGAGTTAAAGCGCGCGCAAAGCTTCCTTGCTGAGGCTGAAACCAAATTAACTTATGCCACCCAGGCTGAGTATAACGCCGAGCTGAAAAAGGACGCGCTGACCAAGGATGGTAAGCCTATTGGCTTTGGCGTGAAGGTGTTTGGCCTTAATCTCCGCACATCCACTCGCAAGCAGTCAGACCTAGCGATTGAGCGTCATACAGAAGCCAAGGATGCAACCGAGCGTCAGGCTCTTTTGGTACGGGAACACCAAGAGGCTGTGCAGCGTGTTGAGGCCCACCAGAAGGCGTTAGACGACCGTTTGTTTGTGCTAGACCGCCAGCTCCGGCAAATCGGTACTGATAAGGAACTTGATACCGCCGTTGAGGCTATGCGGCAGGGCGTGCGTGAAACCTTTGCGAATCTCCCGCGCGAGAAGCTAGATGAAGCCCACGAAAAGGGCGCCATTAGCGACGACGAGTATGAACACCTGTTGCGTGAGGGCAATTACGACAAGTCGCAGGACCGCGAGGACTAGAGGTATTTTACTCCGTCCTTCGTAATCTCTACTGGAATCCGCCCGCGCACATTCAGATTCCTCGCTACGCCCATAAACTCACCAAATTCCAGCCCCCTAATTTCTTCCGCATTGGCGAGGTTACGAGAGGCGGCGCTCCCACCAGTGCTAGACCCCCGTTCGGACTCGTTATAGTTTGGGTTGTTAATCGTAGTGCGGCCAAGCAATTCCGCCATTTCCTTATAAGTCCCAAGCTCCCCGGAGCCGCCTAATACCCAGCGGACGCAGCCACCCATTAGGCTTGCTGCAGCAGCACGGCCAAAAAGCTCACGCAAATCTTCCAAACTTGGGTACATCAGCCATTGCCGCCAGCCTGCCTTGCGGAGCTGCACATTGGCATCTACCAATGCTTTGCAGTTGCCTATCATCAACCCTTCATCGACCACGCACACGATATTGCGCTTGAACTTAAAGTCCTTGTTTCGCCCCTGTTCCTCATCCCATATCTTTTGCCGCACCTGCACGGCGCATGTAATAGCAGCCCGCGCAATTGCGCCTTCGCTGTTGCGGTCACTCCTAAGCCCTACGATAATAAACACCGCGCTAGGCTTATTGCCGCGCCACAAATCCTCAAAACTCCACCGTTGAGAGGCCATGATGTCGCTGGTGATACGCCTTACTCCCTCCAACAACCATACCCGTACTTTGCGCGTTACCGTGGTTGTGAAACTCCCCCGCTCTTTATCGCCTGCTTCCATAAAGGCATTGAGGCCAGCCCGCAGAGACGGGTTAACCAGCTTTGCGAAGCGCTTAAAGACCTCAAACCGTTCTTTAGCGTCGGTTAGAGCCTGGGCCATCTTGAACATGGAGGCCGATTGCCGGTCTTCTGTCATAAAGCCAAAAAGCATAGCGAACACCAGTCCACGGCTACTTTCTGTCCAGTGTTCGTCGCGCCCACCTGTATCATCCTCAATAATACCCTCGCACCGACCGATAAGCTGTTTATCGAAATCGGGTTCGTTAGGGTCGATGTCGCTTAGAATATCCAGCTTATCGGAATCCGCAGGATTACGGAAATCAACCACTTTAACGTCATAGCCGCGCTCCTTCATCAGCGGCACAACAGCAGCGCTAATATCCCCTGCCGGGTCGAGACATAAGAAGTCGGCGGGATATTCCCGGCTCACTTGCTCGCGCATCATCGCTATCGTGCTTTGGGTTTTACCCATGCCTTTTGGCGCAATTCCGATGAAACTGCTCTCGGGGTGGGTGAACATCCGCCGCAAACGCGGCTTAATCCAGCCATTCTCTACATACAACCCGTAAAGCAGCCCGCCCGGCGTGAACACACCGGCTCGCTTTAGCGTTTTCCTGTCCGCCCACTTGGCATCGCCATGAATATTCAGGCTTTCAGGCTTGCGGCCAAATGCAAGGCTCCACGATCCGCGCACTAATGCATCGCTAAGCTTCGCTAAAACGAGGAGGATTACCCAAAAGGGCCACAAAATGACTTTTAGCAAATTCATAGCGGTAGTATTATTACCCCCGTTCCAGCCATATCTTTAATCTTTTCGCAGGCCCAAGGGTAACACCTGGGCTGGACACCCTTGCGCTTCTGCGGAGGCAAACATGACACAGGAGAAAAAGCAACCGAGCCACGATGTGTTTGTGGTGACTGGTGAAGGCAAAGACGCCTACTGGACCAAGGTGGGCGCCGCCTGGGAGAACCGTGACGGCCTGGGGTATAACCTCCAGCTTTCCGCTCTCCCCCTCGATGGCAAGCTTACCATGCGCTTCATCAAGGAGAAGGACGACGACAAGAAGGATAAACCCGATCCGCGCGACGACCCGCGCTACGGCCAGTCCGACTATCGTTCGAGAACCCAGGGCAAGTAAACGGGCTATTCAGCCCGTCAAGCCCGGCCTGCGGCCCCTTCGGCTGCGGGGCGTTGACTGGCTTCAAACGCCCGTTTCCCCGGCAATGAACGACCCAAGCCCTCAAAAGAAGGGCTTGGGCCTTCTTTTCAACGGAGAAGCGCAATGAAAGTGTCCGACCTTTACCAGAAAGTGACTGACCGCATCATTGACGAGCTTGAGCAGGGAACGCCCCCATGGACACAACCTTGGAAGGCTACCCGCATCAAGGGCGTCGGCCTGATGCCGAGCAACCTGATTACCGGGAGGCTTTATTCCGGCTCTAACGTGTTGCTGCTTTGGATGGAGGCTACCGCGCGCGGCTGGCCTTATCTGCAATTCTGCACCTTCAAACAGGCGATGGAGATTGGCGCTAATGTCCGCAAGGGCGAGACCGCCACCCCCATCATCTTCACCAAGCATGTTGCCGATGAGAATGATGACGGCGAGAGGGTATCCCGAACCGTCGCGAGGTGCTTCTATGTGTTTAACGTCGCTCAGCTTGAGAACGTGCCAGAAAAGTACCAGGTGGCGCAGACGGTGGAATGCAGGCCGGTGGCCAACATTCAAGCTCAGCTCTACCGCGAGCTGTGTGGCGTACCTGTCCACCATGTCGGCAATAAAGCCTGCTACTGGCCATCGCGTGACAGCATCGAAATGCCGCCAATTGCGTCCTTCACGACCGAGGACGATTATTGGGGCACTCTCTGCCACGAGATAACCCACGCCAGCGGCCATCCTAAGCGGCTAGACCGTCAATTCGGAAAGAGGTTTGGCGATGACCGCTATGCCTTTGAAGAATTGGTGGCCGAGCTGGGGAGCGCCTTCACCTGTGCCATGCTTGGTATCCCGCCATCCTTTCGGAGCGCGGCGTATATCAGCCATTGGCTGGGAATCTTGAAGCAGGACAAATCGGCCATCTTCTCGGCGGCCAGTCATGCTAGCAAGGCGGCGACCTTTATGTGGGATACGGCATTCCCGCCGCAGGCCGCAGAGAAAGCCGCATGACGCGGCGCCCCCGACGCTCTAAGAAGCCTGACGTTTGGTTTCACCTATCCGGGGACGCTTTGGACTTTGAGGTATTGGAGGTTATCGCTCCAAACGGAGAGCTAACCCACAAAGGGCTTGTTGGCGCCTGCTATCCGACAATCCATGTCACGGTGATTGCCAATACCCATCAAGACATTACAGCGCAGCAGATCGTCACTGTTTGTCGGGTTATTGCTGAATGGCAAAGCGTCCCTTCGTCTACCAGGCTAAAAGTACGTCTTGGGCGAGGATTGAAACCCTACCGAAGGCTTATCGCTGTCAGCATACCTCATATCGAAATAGAAACCCCGGCTTAGGCCGGGGTTTTATATACCTTCCATATCCACCAGCCTAAACCACCAAATATCAGCACCGCTATCACCCAGGCGAACGCATAGGCGAGAATATTCACCAGGATAGATAGGACCATTCCGACAAACAGAATGGCTACGATCATGGTGAGCGCGAGCATCAGTGAATCTCCCGTTTATCGGCAACCCAATAACAACCTTGGATGCCTTCTATATCGGCCACAGCATCCATAACTTCCCCCACCAACTCCTCAGCCATGCGAGCCGCTATCCGGTCGGAGTGTTTGCCGAGTGGCTTGTAGAGCATGAGCATAAGCACCCGCTCCTCCGTTTCTTCCGGTTCCGGGAATTGAATAACATCAGCCACCACATGCAGCCTCCATCGCTTTTTCAAGATCGGAGAAGCCCATAACCGTTTCTGGCGTGTCGAGCGCAGGATCAACCGTGAAGGGACTACTTAGGTACACCGCGCACCCGCTTCCGACGTTCGAGGAACTGCACCCGCTCATCAAAAGTGGCGTTGCGGAAGTCAGCAACAGCAGAAGCGGCTTTGCTAACATCCGCCAGCTCCTTTTTTGCGTCCTGCCCTTGCTGGTAGTTCATTCCGGCTAGGAAACTCACCACAGGGGCCACATAGGGCTTTATCGCCTTCCATAAGGCAGTTAGCGCAGCGATCAGGGTTTCTTGCCATGTCATGTTTAAACCTGTTACCGAATCCTCCCATCAATGGACCAGTTTGCCAATCCATTTCCCGTGACGGTCTACAATCATCGGCACGGCATGAGGCACCCCTTTAACAATAACGACACAGCCGAGGGCTAGAGCTGCGCGGGAATACCCGACTTTACGCTTGTCCATCAGGCAGCCGGTATAAACGATCCGCTGTTGCCAGTGTCCCTGCACCCATATTGGTTTAATGTGGTCGCCTAGGTTGCCGTGGTGATGGCCGCGCACCACTGACATTGTGCGTCCAAAGCGCATCACAACGTCCTCTTGGATGCTGGCCCGAGCACCTTTGCTGATAAGGTGGCCATGCTCAAAGACGTAGTTGCCCATAACCAGGTAATCGCGCCACACCCACCCCTGCGGCGCCCCCAGCACTTCCGGCCAGGTCTTGAGCATCATGGTTGGGATGTTACCCTGGGCTTGCGCGTAGCCGATACGGGCCGCAACGTGGTTGCTGGTTAGACAGACAGCTTGCGGCACCAGGTCGAAAACGCCGCGCATAAACTCGATTCCGGTTTTGATTTCCTCCTCTGGCCCTGGGCTATCCGCCGACAGCATGTGCTTTTTAAGAGAGGTAAGGTCCAGCTCATCCCCCATAAACACTGTGAAGGTCGGCTTGTAGTAGTTTATGACCGCCTCAATGAAGGCCAGGGCGTCAGGATGATGCAGGGGCGCCTGGGTATCTCCAAAGCACAGCACCACGTCCGGCAGGCGTTCAAGCTCCAACAATTGGCCATCATCGCCAATGGTGGAGTTCTCTATCTCCCACCAGCCTGAGAGCGTTCCGCGACTGTTGCGCTTAGTGGCAGCATCCCGCCTGCGAAAGCACGTTCGGCAGCGGCGGCGCCTACGGCCTTTGCCGTCCTTTGGATAGTCTGTGTCTGGCTTTATCTCTCGGCAATCAACGCATGTAAGCATTCCCACTCACGGGTTCCTCCATATAAAAAAGGCCAGCGTCGCCGCTAGCCCTTCGTTTTGGGGTGTCCAAACTTATACCTATTGAGCTGGTTGAGCCGGTTGCGCTGGCGCTTCCTGGGCGGCAACCTGGGCGTTTGCATAATCCTGCAACGCGTTCACCCCATAATGTCCCGCCAATACGCCGATAACCAGCCACATTGCGATAAAGAGCTGCTTTTTAATAACGTCCCACATGGTTTACACTTTCCTTATGCCCAAATTAGAGCACGCTGAGGCTTAAGGCGCAAAGAATAAAAAAGGGCCGTCCCCCGACAGGCCCCAACGATGCAGGTATTTTGGAGAATAAGCCGCATCGGCGAGGGAACAATCTGACGAACAACCCCGCCCCTAATTAATGGGGCAGCTCTGGTAATTAGGCAACGGAAATCTTACCGGCGTCGATAATGGTGAGAGTGAAAGGATTGCAGCCAATAACTTTACGCAACAGCTCTGCCGCCGACACACTGCTTGTTAGGACGCCTGACGCATTGCCAAGGCCCGGTAGAATACAGCCTTTGGTGTCGGCGTCAGAATTGCCTGGGTGGCCGAATAAGATGGCTGAGCGGCCAGGTACGTTTGTGACTTCCCAAACCCGCTTAAACCGCACTGTGCTATCCGGCTCCCAGCCATGGGGTATGCACTTATAGGTGCCAGCCGGGATGCAGCTCACGCCGCGCTGGTTGTCCTTCCAGGCATCTTCCAGGGTATGAACCACCACCTTACCCACGACGAGATAGCCGAGCGTGGCCACCCCATTATCAACCGCGCGGGTCAGCGTGGCGTTCAGCGTTTGCGCTTCCGCTTCTGTGCGGCCAACAGCTCACGCCGGTAGTCGATGTATTTCAGGATTTCGATGGTTGTCTTGACGATGATGTACCCGATGGTGACGACGCCCACCAGGTCATTCGCAGTTAGGCCCCATATTGTCAGCCCTGCCCCACCGTCACGCGCGAGCTTATACAGCTCTTTGCCATCCACCGCGTTTGTAACAATCTCGTTTACGTTCATGGCGTTAGATATTCAGTTCGGCCCCATGGCAGATAGCGGCTGCCGACGTGCTGGCGGAGAAATAGTAGACGCTTGTACTTTCCAATACGAAGTTAAAACCGCTCATCACTGAGGGCGCACCAGCAGCTTGGCTTACAAGCACCGCCACGTTGTTACTTGCAATAACAGGCGATTGATTGCCGTTGGGAGCCAGCGTTACCGTCCCCGTGGTATTATTGGTGTAGATGCAGCCGACAATATTCCGAGCAATCGCTGTAGGTACATGATTAACAACGGATGCGGCAGTTAAAACCCCGCTATTCGACCCGCTCGCAATGACAGGGTACGACGTGGTGTTGCCACTGGTTTGGATTTGCCAGCGGAGCTGGTTGCCCTTTTGTAGGAAGCGGTTGAACACATTGGAGGCGTCAGTCCGCAAGGCTCCAATCAATTTCTTGTAAGTGTAGCCGGTTGGCATCGTAGGAGCTGTGAAACTAAGGCTGGCAAGTCCTGCTACGGTGGTCCCATTGTGGATAGCCCATACAGCGTACCAGGTGGTAGCTGACAGGCTCCCCACATCAAGGCCGTTTGCGCCGGTCGTCCCACAGTTAATGGTCACTGCCACGGTATTGGCCTTTATAGAAAGGCCTCCGTTATCGACCATGATAATTGAATCGGCGGTTACATCGATTTGGGTGTTCGGCGTGCTGACGTTATTCTTCACGGTCAGGTTAGCGAATGAACCGATAACCGGGGCAAAGGGTGGCACAGGGATATCAGCAATCAGGGCCAATATGCCGTCTTTGTCCGGCGCGGTGTAGGTTCGGGTTGTGCCAGTAGTTAGGCCATCGACCTCGATAGCGATTTGCTTCGTTCCGTCTACACTACCCTTAATACGGAACTCGTTATCCGCGAATTTGGTGGCTGATAGACCGGAAGCGAACCAGGCAGAACCGTCACAGTAGATGGTTGCCGAGTTACCAGCATGGATTACGAGGGTAGACACCCCATTAATTGTTTCGGCGCCATCTGGGTCAATCGTCACGTCGCCAGTGCTATTATTAACGACAACCACGGCGTAGCCGTCGCCAGCAATACCCGCAGGGAGGAGGCTAATCGTAAGCGACGTGGTACAAACGATGACGTTGTTTTGCTCGTTAACACTAAGGCTAAAGCTGGACGACTTAGAGATGACTTGAGAAGCAAACCCACCAGCGCCGCCGCCGTCGATGTTATCCTTGGTACGCACCAGCACATCGTTTTTGTCTTTAAGGATGAACTTATAGCCGCCTGAATCCAGCCAGACATCGGCGTAGCCATTGGCGTCGAGGATTACAGGGTTGGGATTTGCCGTGAGGCCATCAGCGCCGGTATAAGTAGGTTTCGGCGTGGCGGTGCCCGCTTCATAGGTATAGAGCTTCCCGCCATCCAACGGTTTACCATTTGCGTCAAAGGCCCGATACCAGCCGAGCGGTGCGATTTTCATGTTACTCGTCTTTCATTTCATTACTCCCTGCTGAGGCGGCCCCTTTGCCACCTAATCCACCCGCCGAAATGGCGCCGTAAACCTTGGATTTGCCTACAAGTTGGCTTTGCACTTCACCGATTACGCTGGCGAGCGACTTATTCAGCTCATGCCGCGCGCCCTTCTCAGCCAACGGCTTCAACCCAATCGCGGCCGCGCCAGACAGGCCGCTTAGACCGAATGGCAGCCGTCGCAGCGCGTTGATGAGCGTGTAAGCCGTATTGGAGTAGTTACGAGCGCCAGGCTGCTCGCTGGCAATCTTACGGAGATCGGCGCGCAGGCCGTGGACAACCTTTTGCTGGTCGCCGTCAAATACCTCACTAAAGAAGCTTTTGTTGGCAGCTAGGCCGTCCAGCTGTTTGAGGAGTTTAGCAGGCGAAATCATGGAAACGTCTGTCCCGGCGCGCTGGGTGTTGATGGTGGAATTTTTGATGATGCGGCCAAACGTGCCCATGCGCAGGTTCGCCACCAGATCGTCGGCTTGGTCCCCGGCTGCACGTTTCATGGCGCGTACGGTGCGGCCCATCGAGGAGTTGAGATTCTGGCCACGAGCTGAGCCGGTAAACACCATATTGGCTAGCTCCTCATTGGTCAGGTCATCGTTTTTCACGATGTTTGACACCACCTTGTCACGCTCAAACAGCGTGCCTTGTTGGCGACGGAGATAGCGGGCGTTGTTGATGGCAGAGAGCGCGGTTTCGTCACCGGCCTTAAGAGCTTCGGCTGGGAGTTTGCCCATCATATTATCGTAGGCCGACACTACCCGGCTAAGCATAACCCCTTCCGGGTCGCCACGAAGCTGCTCAGCGCGGTTGCTGACCTTGCGGCGCCAGAACTCCATCCGTTCAAGATTAAGGGCTGTAATACCCTTCTGGTTAAGCGAGCCGTCTGTAACCTGGTTGAGAAGCTTCTTGGTTTCCGGGGTGACGTTCTCAGCGTCAAACCCCTGCTTATACATGATGTCCTTGACGGCGGGCACAAAGGTTTGGGCCAGCGGTTCCTTATTCACGAACACGTTGCGGATGACCGAAGCGTTGTCATAAGCCGCGCCTACCTTGGCTTTCGTATCCTTATAGGTTTGTTTTAACCCCTTCCCTGCCTCTGTCAGTGCATCCTCACTGACTTCGCCACCGGCAGCCTGCTTTACGGCGTTTTGGATAGCGTCTTGCTGCTTATAGTCGGACTTGAGAATGGAATCCTGGGCGGCATCATCAATAGCGCCAGAGCGGGCCATGTTCTCCAAAGATAGGAGTTTCGGGCTTTGCGTGGCTTGGCCTTTTGTGAGCGGAATGACCGCGCCATTAACGACGCTGGTATCAACAGCGGGCGTGGCGACGGGCGCCGTTGCCGCAGGAGCCGGTGAGCGGCTGATAGCGTTCTCAGCCTTTGCGGCTACCTTATCCGCTGCGGCAGCGGCAGGCTTGGCGCCTTTGCCAAACAGTTTAAGAGCGCGTTCGGTCAGCGGGCCTATCGTCCGACCAGCAGCAGAGCCAACAGGGCCAAGCAAGCCCCCAAGTAGTCCCATATCAGCAGCGTTCTCGAGGCGCGTTTGCACGCCTCCCTCGCCGCTTCCGGCACCATATAGCGCCCCCGAAAGCGCACCAAGTCCAGCGGTGGTTGCGGCTGACGGTATGACTCCGGCTGCGGTGGCATTGGTAACGGCTCCTGCTACGGTTGGAAGGGCTTGGGCGGCTGCGATTGCGCCAACCACGTTGCCGCCGATTTCAAGGCCAGCCGAGGTCAGTGGGTGTTTGATTGCCGCCTCGTCGGCTTGGCGGCGCATGTGTTCGAGGACGTTGGGAGGAAGGATTGAGCCAAGCGCCTCATCTGAAAACCCGAAGGTAAGGCCCTGGGCAGGCTTTTGAGCTAAGCCCATGGCAACATCAGTACCGCTGGCGTCTTTGCCAAAGTTGTCGATGGCGCTGGGGTCAATTGCTACGCTCTTGAGGTACTTTTCGGCTACGGCCCGGTCGATACGGCCCATGGCTGCATTGCGAATAACCTGGGCTGGCGTGGCGTCAGGCCCTATAGGGTTTGCGGGAGCTGCCACCGGCTCAGAGAAGATGCTTTCCAGGGAAGGACGTTCTTGCACATCCGGGTTATCCGGGGATTCGGCAAAAATCTCTGACAGGGACGGCTTATTTTCCACTCAAATGGGCTTTGATTTGTTTCATGGTGTAGCCCAACCCGAGTGCCTTCTTCACACGGGGGTCATTTTCATCCACCCCACCCGCATCATCCTTCTTGGTCCCGAATGACGCCATGGTGGCTTTAAGCGCCTGCATATTGGCCTCATAGTTGCCGTTGGAGTCGCCAAACGATGCCAGGGCCAGCTTTTGCTCAGCGTCAGAGTTCATGGAGCCAGCGGCGATGTTTGCCGCGTTCTTCAAGAGCTGCATAGCGCTGGGACGTAGAGCGTCGTATTGGTCCCGCAGACTGGCAATTTTCTTATTCAGCACTTCCTCAGCAACACGCCCAACCTTCATCCCGGTAAACGGGATTTCAGCGCCAGCAGCCATGTTTTTAATATTGCTAACGGCGCTGCTACTGCCGGACTTTAGCGCACTAGCTTTCTGAAGTTGCTCGTTGATGTTAGCCATCTTTTCGAGGATGGACTGGAGCTTGGGCTTATAGAAGTCGGCCTTTTTCTGCTCCGCTTGGGTCTTTGCGTCGTTGACGGCAATTTGCTTATCAGCATCGAGACCGGCCTTATACTTTTCCATTTTACCGACGGGGGTTTCGCCCATGCCAGTCGTATCGTTGGCACTGATAATCTTTTCGTCAGCCTGCCCGATGGGCGACGGCGCAGGTTTGTTATTACCAGCGGTAGAGGCATTGAAGGCGGCCAGGGTATCCGGTCCACCATCAAGGCGGGGCGGCAAGAGCATGTTTCCTACAGGGCTTCCAGGCTGTTGTTGAGGCACCGCGGCTGGTGCCATTGCGGCAGGCGCAGAAGCAGCCGAAGCAGGGCCACCGACGCCCGCGAGGTTGATGGGTGAGTACGGCTTATAGGTTTGGCCGGTAATCGGGTCGAACGCCACCTTGGCGCCTTGAATCTGTTGGATAGCATCGAAGGTGGATCGCTCTTTCGGCGTCAGGCTCTCGACCCCCGTTTGCATAGCTTTGGCCAGGATGGGTTGTGCGGCTTCCGGCGATTGGTCCAGCTCTAATTGCTTCATCCGCAGCGCATTCAGGTTGGCGTCACGCTGGGCCTGCATCTTCTGATACAGCTCAGACGCGTTGGTGATTGCGTCGAAGATCTTGCTGTTGGCGTTCTGGTAGAGCTGTGACCCTTGCAGGAAGATATTGGGGGTATTGAGGATTGCGCTGTTTGCCATCCCTTAAACCTCCCGCATTTGGACGCCGATAGCGCCGTAATTCACATGCAGAGTGCCGTTGATGTCCGCCACCGCATCCGGGCGGGTTTCCTGCACCTCTTGGGCCATAACGCCCTCATAGCGCTTGCGGCCGCCACGGTAATTGAAGTGGTAGAGGTTGAAGCCGTTGGCTTTACCGACGCGCTTGATGTTCTCCTTCACGCGCCGGTCAGATGCAAGCAGCGCGGCAGAGCCAAGCTGGCCACCCAGGTTCATCCAGTTGCCGAGCATGGATTGTGTATTGGCATTCTTAGCCTGGTAGGCGCTCAGGATTGAGTTTTGCAGGCCGATGTTGTTGTTGCTAATCGAGTCCGCGTAATTCTGGCCAATCTGTGCATTCGTAGCGGCCTGGGTTTGACCTGCATTAGAGGCGCCGGTCAGCATGTCATAGAGACTGGTTTTGCTGGCCTGGTCACGGTTGAAGGCGTTGCCGTATTCTGTGGAGGCCAGCGCTTGGCTACGGTCTTGTAGCGCAGTCATGGTCGAAGGCGCATAAACACTGCCACGGGCTGCCGCAGAGCGCTCTACCGCCTTCTGTGATTCATCCTGCAAGAACTGGTAGCTTGGGTCAGCGGTAAAGCTGTTGTAGTTAAAAGGCTGGGTGAGGGAGCCGTAGCCTTGTGCGCTAGGGTCGCCGGTTAGGCCGAGGAAACTGCCAAGCTGACTAGCCGCTGCGCCGCCAAGGTCTGTCCAGGGCTGGCTAGACGCCATCGACTGGTCATAGATACTCTTATACAGGTCATTGGATTTACCGACAGCCGACGCGAGACCGCTGGTGTCATAGGCTGACTTATTCCCGCTACCAAAAAGACTGCTAAATAGACCCATTAAAACCCCTCACGCTTGAAATTATGCGGCTTTCGCCTTGCATCAATTCAAGCCTTGAAGGGGGCCTATACCGTCACTGTAAGGTGTTCTCGCTTAAATGGTCAAGAACGATATTACAGGGCGCTCCAATCAGCTATTAAAGCGGTTTTAGAAACGCCGCCGACATTAGAAGTAATCAGCACATCACCAACGTCATAAGCCTTGCCGTCTTTAGTGCCACTACCACTTGCCGTCCAAATGATGGCGGTGCCAGGTGCGGCGCTAGGCGCGGCAGTAACAATCAGGGTAATGGTGCTTGCCACCATATTCACCAAAGACATTACCTGGGCAAACCACTTTACCCATATTGGCGAAATCACCCCGTCTTTGCTGGCAATGGGTTCCTGAAT